TGGAAGAAGGTAATGTACCACTCCCTGCTGAGGAATAATAATGACAATTAGTACAATTAAACCTAACAGCCTTGGCGGTGTGCCAGCGTTTAGCGCGTACCCGTCTGGCGCTGTGTCACTGACAAACGTCACGCAAACCGTGATGGCTTGCAGCACAGAAGAGTTCGACATTGGCGGCTGCTACAACAACACAGGCAGCACTGTCACGTTGAATGGATTATCTGTCCCAGCGTATGCGTTTTGCCCAAACGTGGCGGGTTACTACATCATCACCTGCACAACATTCTTAGTGGCGGCATCTGGAACAATTCAAGCAAACATTGCAAAGAACGGCACGGGCACGATTGTTCTTTCAGCAAGCTGTCCAAACAGTTCAGGCGGCGTTGGCCCAAGCGTGTCGAAGGTTGTCTACCTCAACGGCACAGGTGACTACGTTCAATTCACGAGCTACCAGACCTCTGGCGGCACGGTAAGCACTCTTGCCAACAGGCCAGACCTGATTGGCTTCTCAGGTGCATTTGTGAGAGGCGTGTAATGTCTTACATTGGCAACCCAATTAATTCGGTGGCTTTCCTCACTGACCAGTTCAGTGGGAATGGAACCACCACAGCTTTCACTACGTCTGTAGCGCCAGCAAACACAGCTTCTGTGCTTGTAGCAATTTCAGGTGTGGTGCAAGATCCTACAACCTATTCGGTGTCAGGCACAACCCTAACATTCTCTGCTGCTCCTCCAGGTGGTACAGGAAACATTTCTGTACGTTATCTTGGTGTTCCAGCATCGGGTGTTACTACAACTGCCTACCGTACAATTACTGAGTTTACAGCTACCGCTGGTCAAACAACATTCAGCACTCCCTCGTACACAGTTGGTTATTTGAACGTGTTCCAGAACGGTGTGCGTTTGGGTGCAGCAGACTTCACTGCTACATCTGGTACAACTGTTGTGTTGGCTACAGGTGCTGCCGCTGGCGACCTCATCACAACCGAGAGCTTTTATGTGTCGAGTGTGTTGAATGCCATCCCTGCGACTGCTGGCTCTGTGCAGCAGACCTACCTTGCGCCAAACGTGGCGGGTAACGGCCCTGCGTTTAGAGCATACGCAAACGTGGGCCAAAGTCTTTCCGCTACAACTGCCACAAAAATTCAACTACAAAATGAATCTTTTGATACTGCAAGCGCCTTTGACAGCACAACTAACTATCGTTTTCAGCCAGCAGTAGCAGGCTATTACCTAGTAAACGGACGATTGACTTTAAATGACAACGTTAATAACCTTGCCGTATTGGCGATGATTTATAAAAATGGCGCTTCTGTTGCTTTATCTTTAGCTACAGCAACAAACGGAGTATACGCAAGCGCAAACGTATTAGATTTAGTGTACTTAAATGGTTCAACCGATTACATCGAGATGTATGGATACAACGTATCCGCTAGTTCATATACTGTAGTGGCTTCAACTTTTGGAACTGGTGATAGCACCAACTTTTCAGCATCACTCGTGAGGGCAGCATAATGACAAAAGCAGCAAACTTAGCAGCACTTTCTAGTGGGCCAGCGTTCTCGGCGTATGGAAACGCGGGACAAACAATCGCATCAGCAACTTGGACAAAAGTCGCCTACAACACGAAGGCGTTTGACACAAACAATAGCTATGACAACAACACGAATTATCGCTTTCAACCAAGCGTTGCTGGGTATTACCAATTAAATGCGGGTGTTGGTTCGGGTGTTGCGCCAGCGACAGGCAGCTTAGCTTTGTCGTTATTCAAGAACGGGTCTGTTGTTGCGTATGGCAGCGCAGCTCCGTTAGTCATCGGGCCTAACGTATCAGTGTCAGCACTTTTGTATTTAAATGGCTCAACAGACTATGTTGAAGTTTTCATGTATCAAGGTTCTGGAAGCTCCAACTCCTTTGGCGCTTTCAGCGCAGCATATCCTTTCTCTGGCACACTCGTCCGCGCAGCTTAATAGGAGAAACAAATGACTTTATACGAAAAAATTAAAAACCTCTACCCAGAGCTTCAAGACGTAGACTTTATGACTGTCATTCGTTTGCAAAACGACAGCGACGGTAAGGGTGACTACATTGCAGCTTGGGATCATCCCACATTTCCACGTCCTACTGAAGAACAATTGGGGTAATATATGTCTTTAACTCAAGTGCCTTTGGGCATGATGACTTCTGATGCCCAATACACTGGGTTTAAGAATCGTATTATCAATGGTGGTATGGTCATTGACCAAAGGAATGCTGGAGCCAGTTTTACTCCTGCAAACCTTGGTTATGGAGGCCCAGATCGCTGGTCCTTTTTAGCGTCGCAAGCATCAAAGTTTAGTGGGCAACAAAACCTTAACAGTGTTACACCTCCTACTGGCTTTACAAAATACCTTGGTTATTCTGTAACCTCTGCTGTGACTGTTGGAGCATCTGACTATTTTGCATCCCAACAATTAATTGAGGGATTCAACTGTGCAGATCTCGGTTGGGGAACAGCTTCAGCACAACCCATTGCAGTTTCCTTTTGGGTACGTAGTTCTCTAACTGGAACTTTTAATATTGCAGTTGGTAATGCTTCTTTTGGTCGAGGCTACTCCGCAGTATATACAATCAATAGTGCAAATACATGGGAATATAAGACCATCACCATTCCTGGTGATACTTCTGGTACTTGGCCTACGGATAACACGGCATCTCTTCGTCTATGTTTCAATTTAGGTGCTGGATCTAGCGCCTCCGTTGCTGCTGGATCTTGGGGTGCATGGGTAGGAGTTGGTGCAACTGGCGCTGTGTCCCTTGTTGGCACTCTAGGTGCTACATTCTACATTACTGGTGTACAGCTAGAAAAAGGTAGTAATGCTACAGCGTTTGATTACCGTCCTTATGGAACAGAATTAGCTTTGTGTCAACGGTATTTTGAAACATTTGGAGGCGGAACTAACGACATGCTTCCCGGCTCAGGTACGTGGGGATCACCTACGACTGCTGTTATTTCCTTGGTTTACACCGTGCAAAAACGCGCAGCCCCGACTATGAGTTATGTGGGTACGGTTGGTTCGTTTGAAGCTGTTAATGAGGGGGTTGGCTGGAGAAGTGCAACATCTATCTCCTTTGCGGGTTCTGGAACAAAAGCAACAGAGATGGCTATCGGCACAACAAGCGGAGGAAGTCAGGGCATGGGTGCTCGATTTAGAGTAACTTCTGCTTCTGCCTTTGCCCAAGCATCAGCGGAGCTTTAATTATGTACCAACTTCAACCTGATACCACCATGGGTGCAGCTACTTGCGTGAAGCGCCTTATTGACAACGCATTTATTCCTTTTGATCCAGCTAACACCGATTATCAAGCTTATTTGAAATGGCTTGAAGCTGGCAATACTCCGGAGCCTGCTGATCAATGACAACAATCGACGCAACAGAAGCACGCCTCTCCTCACACGAAGAGGTTTGTGCCTTACGATATGAAATTATAAATGCTAGACTCAAACGTCTAGAAGGTATACTCATCACAGCATGTGGTGTCCTTCTTACCAGTATGGGTGGAGTAGTGTTTACTCTAATATCACACGGGAAGTAACATGCCCTTAACAATCCTAGCTGGAATAAATGCAGCCGCTGCTGCAATACAGCAGGGTTGCGAACTCTACAAAGAGTATAAAGGAACAGTTTTAAAAGCTAAGAAAACCTTTGATGAGGTTAAAGGCATTGTGACAGAAGTGTCTGGTGTCAGTACAAGCATCTGGAGTTTTCTTAAGTCTAAGCTTTTTCCAAAAGAAAGCCCTCCCACGACGGTGGTTGTAAAACCAACGGAGACTCCACGGGAGGTCTCTTCTCTCGTTGAGTCTGGTGAAATAGACGAAGACATTATTAAGCGAGAGCTTATAAAGAATTTAAAGATTGTCTTTAAGGGCATGATTGCCCTTGATAAGAAAATCAAACAACAGCAAGAAATGATTGACACACAAGTGATTGATCCTGACAAGCTGTTAGATATGTCCTTAGATCATGTAATTGCTCTAAAGGAAATGTCTAAAATACAAACTGAGTTGAGAGAGACAATGGTTTACCAGAGTCCTCCAGAACTTGGTGCTCTATACACTGATGTTGTTTCTATGTTTGACTTGGTTCAAGAAAAACAAGAAATAACACATCTACTAAACATCCGTAAGAGGAAGGAAGAATGGCAACGCAAAAACCAAGTCCTTTCCAAAATAAGGCGGCGAATAGCATGGGTCGTAATAATGGTAATAGTGGTGCTGGAAACATGGGGACTACTTCTGTCCATTCATCTAGCGAGACCGCATTCGTTAGCTTTTTAATCCTTCTCACACTTCTCTTTTGTTTAATACTCCCTTTTGAACTTTATCTCTACATCATTGTGAAAGATGCTGTTGAGATGTGCTACAGGAAACTAACATGAACGAACAACACAAAGAACAATTTGAATGGTTGATGGGTAAAGTTTATGCAGCTATTTGTGTTGCTGACTTTATTGTTTTCCCCATTATGTACACCATTGTTCAATTCTGGGAAACACAAGCAGCTAACGACGCTTTCCGTCAATGGCAACCTTCTACCTTGCAGAACGGTGGTTTTATCCATCTAGCCTTTGGTGCTATCCTGGGTATTGCAGCCTTCAATAAGAAGGATGAGAAGAAAGAAGATGCGTAACATATTTATAGCAGTATTGCTTCTTGTAGCTGCTTTCTTTGCTGGTAGACACCAAGCAAGGGTTGAAATACAAGAAGAAGTTACTCGCATTGAAACTAAAATGCAAGAGGCTTCAGAAGAAGCCAATAACAAACTAAAACAAGAGAAACAAAATGCACAAGCTAAAATTGATGCTCTTAAGTCTGATGTTGCTGACGGGACTCTTAGGCTGTACGTCCGTACCAGTGGCTCTGCCACCGCTACCGGCGGAGCTTCAGAAAATGGAACCGAACTTGACCGACAGACTGCTCAAGACCTTATCAGCATCACAGCCGACGGCGACAAAGCCATAATTCAGCTTAATAGCTGCATTGATCTCTACAACACTTACAGGACCATTAAATGAACCTCTCAGAACATTTTACTCTAGAAGAAGCCACTTTTTCTGAAACTGCTGCTCGTTTGGGGGTCAGTAATCAGCCAGATGCTCGTCAATTAGAGAACATGAAAAGTGCCGCCGCACAACTTGAAAAAGTACGAGAACTCACTGGTCCTTTAAAAGTAAACTCTTGGTTACGTCAACCAGCAGTAAATTCTGCTGTTCCAGGTAGCAGCGGTAAATCTAGTCATATGGATGGTTGGGCAATTGATGTAAAGAGTTCAAAATATACTCCCATTGAACTTTGCCATATTGTTCTAGATGCAGGCATTAAGTTTGATCAGATCATCCATGAATTTGGTTCTTGGATGCATATCAGCTTTGACCCACTCATGCGTCAGCAAACACTGACCACTTTTGCACCTGAAAAGAAATACAAACCTGGTATCCTGACTGAAGCAGAATATCATAAAGCTTAAGGAACAACATGAGCACTTCTGGTACAACCGTATGGAAGCTTAACCGCAACGAGATTATTTCTGCAGCCTTGCGTAAGCTAGGTGTGTTGTCTGGTGGCAGCTCTCCTGAAACTTATCAAGTGACCACTGGTGCAGAGGCTTTAAATGCTTTGGTTAAACGCCTACAAGCTGATGGTATGCCTCTGTGGTCAATTAAGAGCTACACGTTTAATACAGTGATTGGTGACTATGACTACAACATTGGTCCTGGTCAAACATACGACACTGCTAAACCTCTTAAAATCTTACAGGCTTGGCGCAATCAGCCGTCAACCTATTCTAACGTTCCGTTGAACATTTATACAAACTACAACTTTGACTTGTTGCCTTTGGCTAACAGTTCAGGTACACCTATTAATTTGTATTATCAACCAATGCGTGACTATGGTATGATTAATCTCTGGCCTAAGCCCAGCGATACAACCACCACCGTTACTATCCGTTACCAAGCTCCGTTTGAGGATATGACGTCTGCTACAGACGATATAGATTTTCCTTCTGAATGGACAGATGCTGTGATTTATTTATTGGCTGTAAGCTTAGCTCCTGAGTATGGTGTTCCGTTACAGGATCGTCAATTGCTCAAGAAAGAGGCTGATGAGCTCCATGCAACAGCAATGATGTTTGGTACAGAAGAGGGAAGTTTCTTCTTTCAACCTGATACCGCAGGGAAATAATAATGCCATATACTAAGTCCCCTCAAATTCAAACCTACGAGACAAAACGGGTTAACTTTATCTCTAACCCACAGCAACGTAGTAGCGATGCTAACAAAGATTTCCGTTTAGTCAACATGATGACGGAGGAGATTAAGTCTCCTATTGGGGATAATAAAAAGTATTTCATTAAGAGTCGTCCTGGAATGACTCAAACCTACACTACCCAAACAGGAGAAGGACGTGGAATTTTTTATTGGACTTATGGAGGAAACAGCTATTGCATGGCTGTTGTGGGTAATAAGGTCTACGCAAACGGTACTGCGGTCTTAACCCTTTCTACTTCAACAGGTCACGTTGGTTTCTGTGAGTTTCTTTCGACAACAAACGTCTCTAGTTTGATCTTGTTGGATGGTACAAAAGGCTATGTCTTTTCTGCCTATAACACAGCAACAGAAATTACGGACCCTGAGTTCCCAACGCCACATGTTCCAACACCTGTTTATCTTGACTATTATCTGTTTGTGGCTAAAGCTGGTACAGCAGACATTTACAATAGTGACCTAGACAATCCATCTTCTTGGACTGCTGGTAACTACATCCAAGCTAAGATGTATCCTGATACAATCAAGGCTATGTCAAAGAACAACAACTTCTTGTATGCTGTAGGTTCTGGTAGTGTGGAATACTTCTATGATGGAGCTAATGCTTCTGGAAGTCCTCTGACAGCCAACCCAACAGCCGTTCAACAGTTTGGTACTACTGCTTTTGCTACAGTGGTACAGACAGACAAAGAGGTTGCGTTTATTGGCAACACCTTTGACGGTGGCCCAACAGTGTGGACCATTGATGGCTTTAAAGAGAATGAGATTGGTATTCCTGCAGTTAAATCTGCTTTGACAGCAGAAGGAACTAACATTGAGAATGCCCGAGCGTTTGCCTTACGTGTGAGTGGACAGAAGCTGTATGTTATTTGTTTGACCTCACGTACTTTTGTGTATAGCTTTACAACTAAGATGTGGAGTGAATGGCAGAGTGCTTCTAGTGCCTTCCGTGGAATTGATGCTACAGACGGTCCTGGTGGTAGTGCATACATTCTTGATTCCTCCAATGGTAAGGTTTACACAATGGATGAGTCTTATTTCACTGATGCAGGCACTGCGTTTACCTGTACAGCAATCACTGCAAAACTTGACTTTGAGAATATCAATCGCAAGTTCATGTATCGTTTGTCAATCATCGGGGATGTTCCAGATGATACAGGAGCAGAGAACACTATCTCCGTTCAATGGTCAGATGATGATTACAAGACATGGAGTTCTGCACGATCTCTAAACTTTAATGCTGATCTTCCTGCTATCTGGCAGCTCGGTCAGTTCCGTCGTCGTGCAATTAAGCTTAGCTATTCTTTACCTCATCTACTTCGCATTGAAATGATTGAGGTAGACATTAACAAAGGATCAGTCTAATGGCTTCAGGACTTCCTCCACCACCTCTAAAGGATTCGGTTGATTCCTTTAGTTGGTTGGATTGGTACAACAAACTTTACAAGTATGTTAACACCGCAGGTTCTTTCCTGTGGAGTAACATTAACTTCTCTGGTAGTAATATTTCCGACATTCAAACTCGACAGCATAATAACTTACAGAGTTTCCAAGGTGGTCAAGCAGGTGAGTATTATCATCTTAATGCTGCTGATTATGGAAAGATACACACACAACCGTGGATTGAGACTGCTACTACTTCTGGTACAATCTCATTAACTACAACACCTACTTTGCTAAAACCAACCACAACCGTCTCAGGTAGTGGAATTAGCTATGATTCCAGTACTGGTGAGTTTACCTTTACTTATGCTGGTAGTTATGATTTGTCATTGCATGTAAATGCTACAGCCTCTGCTGCTAACCAATTTGTATACATCTATGCAGAAAACAATACAGGAAGTGGTTGGGTGGTAAATGCTAACTCAGGTAAGATGTATGAACTTACTAACGCTAACACAGTGCAAATCGTATATGCCCAGTCTGTTCATCGAGTAGCAGGACAAAAAGTAAGGTATAAAATTTATTCAAATGATGTTAAGGTGTCGTTAAACACTTCTACATTACCTGGTGGCGTGGGAGCCATTGTCCCCGCCATTCGTATCCAGTATGCTGGATAAACATAAAGGAAATATTTATGGGATGGTTATCTAATTTTGTATCTAATCCAATTGATACAACCTTCGACACAATAGGTGATGTGGTTCAAGGTGCAGGAAATGCGGTTTCTGATTTAGGTTCTTCTATTGACGATTCAATTATTCAACCAGTAGCTAACGCTGTTAGTGATTTGGGTTCTAGTATTGATGACACAGTAAATCAAATTCCTGGTGGTTGGCTCACTGCTGCCATGCTGGCTTCTGGCTATGCTGATCCCACTTTGCTAGGTGGTGAATCTGCAGTGGCTCCTGAAGCTGCTGGTTGGGATGCTGCCACAGCAGGTGCCTATGGTGGTCCTGAAGCTAGCACAGCCTTGACAAACACCTCCTTGGGTCAAGCAAGTAACATTGCTCCCGCTGCTGCAGATGAAGGTTTCTCGTTAGCATCCTTGCAACAAGAACCTGGTTTGATTGGTGCTGACTACGAACAAATGCCTGGAAATGGTATGTTTGGTGGTAGTGCTGTGAATCGACCCATCACTCCCCCAACATCGTTCTCTTTGGAGAATTTGTTGTCTGGTGCTAAAGACTTGGGTATTGGTTTGAACTTGCCCACAGCAATGGTTGGTTCTAGCTTGTATGACATGTTTGCCAAGAATCAAATGGCTAAACAATTACAACAACGTCAAACACAACAACAAAACGCTGTCAACAACTTCTATTCTCCTAGCTCTCCTGAGTATGGTACATTGGTTGAGCAGATGAAGCGTCAAGCAGTTGCCGCTGGTCGTCCAATTGACAGCGCACAGTTTGCTTCTAGTATTGCTGCTGCTATTGCTGATAAGAAGATGAATGCACAAAGCAATTTGGCTTCTGGTCAGAACCAGTTGTTGGCCTCTCAGTTGGGTAATCAGTATGGTGGCCTGAACACTCTGTTCAACAACATGGCTATGTACACAATGTTGCAGAAGAAAGGTCTCACATAATGGCTGATTTAAATTCTTTGTTTCAAAACCTTGGTCCTACTGGTGGAGCTTTGATGTCTGGTTTAACTACTGGACAAGACATTGCTTCTTCTTTCCAGCAAGACCAAATGCGTCAAGCTCAGATGGATGAGATCTTGCAACGTACTGCTGCTCAGAAAGAGCTGGCTCCGTTGGAACTGCAAGCTAAGAAACAAGCTGTTGATGCTGCTGCGTTGAAAGCTAAACAAGAACAAGAAGCATATCGTGATGATATTTTGTCCAAAGCCATTCCTCAGTTGAAGACTCTTAAGGGTCCACAACGTATGGCTGAGATGGAAAACATCTTTGCTAAAGCTGGTTTGCCTTTGGATGAAGCTGATCGTAAACATTTGTACTCACAAGATCCTGACAAGTTTTTGGCTGATCTTGAAGCACGTCACAAATGGTCAGTTGAACAGAAGTCTAGCTACCGTCAAGCAATGGATGTGGCTAAAGAACACTCTCGCAGTGCTGAGAATGTTGCTAACATCAATGCTAAGAGCCGTGAGAATGTTGCTTCCTCTAGAGCTGCTAAAACTGCCTCGTCGGTGGAACAACAAGCTGCTGCTGGTAAACTCAGTTATGAAAAAGCTGCTGTAGCGTTTAGCATCATGGCAATGAATGAAGAAGATCCCAAGAAACAAAAGGATTTTCAAGACAAGGCTGCTCAATATGAGCAACTTGCTGCCAAACTCCGCTCTGCGGGGAACACTGGCAAAGTAGACGTGGGTGCTGCGACCAATCTGCCAACAACAGGCTATGAACCTGTTTTGGTCCCTGGTACTACACCTCCTGCAACCCCCAATAGTCCAAAGCTTCCACCAGGCTGGTCTATTAAATAAAGGACAATTATGGCCACCTATTCTTACAAAGGTTATGACTTCGAAGTAGACCATGAGCCTACGGCTGATGAGTTTCAACAGATGTCTGCCTATGTGGATACTCTTCCTCCTAAAGATACTGCTGCAAAGCCCTCTAAAGCAGATGCAGCTAAAGCAGAAATACAGGATGCATTAACTAAACAACGTGAAGGTATGACCGCTACTGGTGAAACCTTGGCTAATTTGGCTAGTGGTGCATTGGGTATGGTGGCTGGCGTTCCTGTTGCAGGAATCCAAAAGGTACGTTCAGAACTAGCTGGCGTACCAACCACATTTGAAAAAGAATATGCTGATGCTATTCAGCGCATGACTTTTGAACCAAAGACACAGGCTGGTCAGGAAATGGCAGGGCGTGTTGGTGAATTCATCAACCGTAACGTTATTCCTGTTGCTCCTATGTTTGGTATTGGTGAGGTAGCAAAAGCTCGAGCTCCAAAAGGCCCAGCAGCTATCCCCAAAGAGATTTTGAAGGGTGAGGTGCCAGAGGCTGTAAAAACCCCTGCTAAAGCCCTTTTAGACGATTTAAACACTCCTCCTGAGCCTAAAGCTCAGCCTGCTCGTAAACTGTCTCCAATGGAACAGATGACTGAGCAACTTACAGGAGAACCCTATCCAGAAGCACAGCCATTTAATCCTGTTATTGGTCAAATGGCAGAACAACTTCCTAACTTTGAGTTGGAAGCCAGTGCTCGTAAGGTACAAGAACGCATTGATGCTCGTGAAGCTGCTCGTACAGCCGAAGACGCACAACGTGCTGCTCTGGATATTAATGCAGAACGCTATCGCAATCGTGAGAATGCTCCCACAGGTTATCGTGAACATCTGTTGGAACAAGAGCGTTTGGCTGCTGAAGAACAACTTGCTCGTGAATCTGACTTGGCTAAACGTGCCACAGAAGGTGAGCAAGCTGGATTGTGGGAACCACACACAAACATGCACAGAGCCTATGAAGAGTTCTTTGCACAAGATGAGAAAGGTACACGTCCATTCTCTCCCACAGAATTTACTGAAATCTTGCAAAACCTGTCTAAGGAAGAAGGAACAGCATTCCAGATGCCAGAAGACATTCGTGCTGCCTACCAAGATTACTTGAACCATGCTAAAGAAGGTCAAGGTGATTTGTTTGGTGCTCACGAAGTGTTGCAAGAAACTTCACACAAAACATGGGGTGAACTCACTCCACAAGAGAAAGCTAAAGCTACTCGTGCATTGAACAAGATTGGTCCCATTACTGAGTCCATGACTGATCGCATGATGAATCTGTTAGCAGAAGATAAAGACACAGGTGTTTCTCTCCTGCGTTCTGGTTTTGCTAAAGAAGACTTCCTTAAGGCTATTCCAGGTATGGGATTGCGTGATGTGGGTAATGCAATGATTGCTACCCCTGCTAATGCTATCCAACTGGCAAAAGAAGCTCCTGATGTCAATCAAGGTGCTATGGGTAAGGCAATGAACACTCTGACAAAGGGTGGTATCTTCTTATCTGCTAAGCTCAAGAACCCTGTAGTGTCCTACACTGTAGATACATTGTTGGCAGCCGATGCACGTGCTCGTGCTAAGATTTCTGACACTGTGCATGGTGCTTATGCAGAAGCTTTGCGTCGTCTCTCTAAAGAAGAGATGCTGGAAGCTAAAGCCTTGCTGGATGCTGCTGATCAGAACCAACGTCCAATCACTCCAGAGTTGATGGCTAAATATGGTCTATCAACAAATCTACGTGACTTCCTTGGCACACATCAACTAATGATGGAAGATGTGCTGACTAGCATCAATGAAGCTCGTCAAGCCACAGGTAAGAAGCCAATTACTGCTCGTGTGGCATATTCTGCTATGAGCATGACCGGTGACTTCCGTAAGGTGGTCACTGTTGATGGTAAAACAGTCGGTGTTATTGGTGCTAATACAGGCCGTGGTTTGGAAAATTTAGTTAAGAAGGTAACTGAAAAGTTTCCCACTGCAGAGTTCAGTAAAACACAAGATATGTCTATTACAACTAAAGGTGGTAAGGGTTCTCCCCAAGCAGCCTTTATGGATGTACTAGATATGGTAGGTCAAGACAATCCACAAATTGGTGAATTCCTAACCGTCCTAAACCAGATTGCCAAAGACGATGCCACAAACTACATGGGTATGCAAAAACACACCATGCAGAAGAAAGGTGTCTGGGGCATGGAAGGACGTAAGTTCTGGGAAGATGCAGAGACAAATGCCACTGACTTCTTCAAGAACCAAGTGCGTTATGCTGAATCTGCCTATCAATGGGGTGAGCTTGCTAAGGCTTCTAAGGAAGTCAACGAGGTGCTCCGTAATCCTGACGTAGTGGTCAAACAAGACAATGCCGTTCGTATTTCCGAAGAGTACATGCAAAATGCATTGGGTATTAATCCAGATCGTGCTGGTAAAGCAATCACTGAATGGATGAATGCTGTTTTTGGAAAAGAATGGCCCATTGTAGGTAAGATTGGTCCCTCAGTACCTCGTGCGATTGTTAGCGGTGCTCGCGCTGTAGCTAACACCACTATGCTGTCCTTGAGTCCTGTATTCTTGGGTATGCAAGTGATTCAAGCTCCAACAGTGATGCCTGCTTTAACTGCCTTCCTACGTGAACGTGGTGCTGCTCCTAAACTGACAATGTTGACACAGGGCTTTGAGTATTTCACTCAAGGTGGTTGGACTCTTACCAAGAACTTCTTAGGTAAAGAATTGTCAGGCATGGAAAGAGGTGCTCTTGACTATGCCAAGAAGAACCATGTATATGCCACTGATATGGTGGAACATGCTAACCAAATCCAAAAAGATATGGGTTACTATGCTACCAAGGCTACACAAACTCCTGCTGCCATTGTTGAACAAGCAACACGTGCTCAGGTTTACATGTCTCTCGTTCACATGTTGAATGATGCTGGTATTACAGCTAAAAACGGTTTGTATGAGCAAGCACATCGCTTCACAGACATGGCTATGGTCAACTATGGTTCATTGGAAAAGCCTGCAATTTATAACAGCCTTGGTCCTATTGGCTCTTTGGCTTATAACTTGAAGAGCTTTACACACAATGAACTGAGTCGCTGGAGTATGTATGCTCGTGAGATTGCAGAAACAAAGAATCCAGTACCTCTGTTGACACAAATGGCTACAACCATTGCTGTTGCAGGTGTGTTTGGACTTCCTTTCTATTCTCAGTTTGAAGCTCTGTATGACTACATCACAGAGAAGCTTGGTAAGCCTCGTAGCTTAACCCTTGACGTTATGGAAATGTCTAAACAGTTTGGTAAACAGCTTGGTCCAAAAGGCCAATATGCTTTGTCAAATGGTGCTCCAACATTGTTGGGTGTAGACTTGAGTACTCGTCTAGGTTTGGGTGATGTGATTCCCTCTACAGCAGGTGAAGCTGCCTTTGCGGGTGGTGGTAAGTTGTATGAGATGGGGAAAGCAACGATTCGTGCTGGTGCTAAGCCAACAGAAGCTAATCTGAAGTCAGCAGCAATTAACCTTGCTCCACCAGTCGCTCAAGGACCGTTGGATGTTGCTTGGTATCAAAAGGGAGACTTGGCTATGAGCAAGAATCCTGAAAAGCCTGCAAAGGCTGTGGCTCGTCGCGATGCCACTGATACTTTGTTGAAGAAGATTGGTTTGACTGGTATTAACGAGTCTGCACAGAAACAACGTGTATACCAACAAGAGCAACTTGATCGTGCTTATGCTAGCTATCGTTCTGATGCTATGAATGCTATTTCTTGGGAACTGATGAGTGGTGCTAAACCTTCACAGGCTAATCTTGATAAATACTTCAAGACTGGTCAAGGAGATCCAGAAACCTTCATCCGTGATGTTGAGCGAATTATCCTTGCACAACATATGTCTCCTGAAGAAGCCATTGCATTGCGTCAAGCAGCTTCTCAGCGTGTTCCTCAAATCCAAAGCTTGTTACGTAGGAGTCAATAATGGATGAGTTAAAAGACATGTATAATGCCCAACCATCCTGGCTCTCGTCTCTAGCAGACCCCTATACAGTTAAACGTCCTGCTTCTTGGGCAGCGTATAATGAGCTAGGGGGCACAGGAGAATCTGGTGGAGATACAGATGCTCTACGACATCTTTTAGCCGCGGCAACGTTGTCTAAACGTCAAGGAGCTCTGTCAGAAATGGCATTGAACTGGCACGAAAACCCTAACATCCCTCAATTCCTTGGAGGAGGTTATGGTCAACGTGAGTCGGACAGACAAATGGACTTGCATAACAATGCGCTAGGACTAGAGATTGGTAGAAAAGCCAAGACCTATGACGAAGCATTAGCTATGGCTAAACAAGCCATTAAGTCTGGTAAAGCTAAGATCAATCCACCTGAGCCTTACAAACCTGTTACCAAAGAAGTAGCAGACCATGACAAGAACGTTACGTTCCGTGAGTGGTTGGATAAATACAATTCCAAATGACAAAAGCCCGCTCTCCTTTCGGAGGCGGGCTCTTTTTTTGTCTGTACTTATTCAGTACGATGTTTAATAATGAAGATTCGGAAGATACCTAAATGAATGGGAACAATCCATTCAAAGAAGTCAAACTCATCAGGATCTCCTGTGCAGTGTTCAATACCAAAGGTAAGACCTGTTACGGTTTCAAATTCAATGGTAATCATACACCACAACTCCCGCCATGACCTGTGAATTCACAAATGTCAACCTCATCAAACACCATGTCCTTATGCTTCATTGCTTCGGCGTAGGGGACTGAGGTGAGTGGCTGTCCACCTCGACTGCCATCTGGATAGCAGGTAAAGCCTCGGAGTCGGGGAGCATACTTCGCAAGTGTGTTTGTAAATTCGTGAACACGTTTTTCGTTATTTCCTGCACTTCCCCATGCTGGAAGGTTGATGGTACTCGAAATTGACATATCAACGTAATCTTGAATGTCTGCTTGGAATTTAATTCGTTGTTCATAGTTCTCACTTAAGTCGATAGCTGATTCAATCTTTTCTGGGTCAACTCCATACTCTTGGATAAGGTTTTGAGCTGTTCCATCAACAACGAATTGATACTTCCACTTGGTTCCTTCGGTGAGGAAACGACGTTTATATGCCACGGCGAATAGTGGCTCGATTCCGGTGGTGGTTCCAGCAAGAATTCCAATTGATCCAGTAGGTGCAATAGCTCGATATGCTTTTGGATGATTGAGATAGAAACGGTCACAATGCTCGTTGGCTGCTCGTTCTGATTCATCACGATATACCTTTAACCATTTATGTAATTCAGGACTTACTTCGTAACTTGCTTGTCGTTTGAGTAGCCATTCGTGGATTCCCATAAGGCCCAAACCAAGTCGTCGATTTTGCTCTCGAACTTTGTATACTTTGTCGTAGGGCAAGTCCGCTCGCATTGTCCCACATACCAGAAACTTACTAGCCAGAGTAACGATAGAACGGAATTCATCAAGAGACTCAATAGCCCCAAGATTAATTGAGCCAAGGTTACAGACGTCCGAATCGTCCTCACTAGTAACTTCAGTGCAAGCGTTGCGTAGGGTTTCATTAGATTTCTTTCCAAAATTAAAGCTAAAGCCTGGCTCACCTGTCTTCAACGCTTGTTTGCAGTTTTCGATGAAAATAGGGTTATTAGCAAGGCTAAAACTGTGGGGATTGTTAGGATCAGCAACAAAAGCCGAATCGTCATAGTTTACAGAGATGTTAGTCATGTCAAGAGGAGCAGAAGCATTAAAGTCTTTCTCCTTCATGGCTTTCACATCGTCTGACCAGTCTTTGGCGTGCAGGAACGTTCCAATGTCTTCATGGCTGTGATGCAGACTTGCATAGATTGCAGAGCGTCGTGAGCCTCCTTGCATAACGTTTCGCCCGATTTCGTTGATTGCATACATAAGCGGAATAGGTCCGCTTGAAGTGCCACCTGTTCGGCTAAGAGCCTTTCCAGCAGGACGGAGGCGCGAGTAGTCAATTCCAATTCCGCCCCCTGTCATCAAACAAGACATAGCTCGCCATGTAACTTCACTCCATTCTTCTCGTGTATCCTCTTCAGCTCGCAAGAGGTAACAATTGTTGTAAGCTTTGTATGGACGACCTGCATAGTACAGGTAACGACCACCTGGCAAGAACTTCATCTCTTTGATGTACTCTGCCAACTGTTTCTGTTCTTCTTTAGACATCAGTGCTTGTGTTGTACCCCATCGAGTACCACAAACATCTTCTACCAAACGATCTGCCAGTTTGTCCCATGTGTCACCTGGACCCTGAGCATACTTATAGCGGAAAATGTTTTCACCAAAACTATTACGAAAGCGTGATTTTTCTGTCATATTCTTTTAATTACGATTGGTGGCTTGTTACTACCACCTGTTTGTTCATATTGTTTACGTTTAGCCTCATCTTCCATGATGCAAAGCTCACAATTGCCTTTTCTCAACCACTGACGATGGATAGGGCATTGCCTGCTCTTCCGTACTTCTGCCAGCTTCTTCATGGTTGTATCGTCTAATGGCATCCTCGGCCTCCTCTTCTTGCAACTTACGCGCTAGGTAACGCTTCTTGTAATGTTGCTGTTCAATTGATTCTACAGGATTGTGTGATGTGTTCTTCATTCCACGGCTACGATAAGAGCATCAAAATTCTCTTGAATCTCATCTTCAAACTTCTCGACAAGATCTTCAATACCAATTCCAATGATGTCTAAAAAATTAACAACGTCTAAATTGTAAATGATAAGGTCTTTGAGTTCCTCAACGTTCATCACCAGTGCCCTGCAGTGTCCCATTTTTAATTCGTTTTTCAAGTTTCTCAATGTTCTGTTGGGCAACATCTGCAAGACTAATGTTCAATTCTGTAGCTGCACGTGTCAGTTGCCAGAGAACATCTCCCAACTCCTTAGAAGCAAGCTGTGTCTCGAACACATTGTCACGAATTAGCTTACTTACTTTTCCTGCATATTCACCTGCTTCTTCTGCCAAGCCCAATGCTGTATACGAGAGCGCATTGAGATTACCAGTGCCAGCACCAGGGTAAATAGCGAATTTTTTAATTTGTTCTTGGTA